GATCGAGAGGACTCAAGACTTTCACCCCTCTATAAACACTCTGCAAGTCATCAACGCAAGGAGAAACGATGACTTACTACTCAACTAAAACATACGGACACAACATAGGACTATCTGCGGTGTTCAGGCAACCCAACGCAGATCACTCACACTGCCACCTACTGCACGGATACAGCCTGGCATTCAAATTCACGTTTGGTTGCAAGGACCTAGACAACAAGAACTGGGCAGTGGATTTTGGAGGACTCAAACCTCTGAAGGCATGGCTAGAAGATCACTTCGATCACAAACTCGCACTAGACAAAAACGATCCACACATGGAGAAATTCCAGGAGTTGGAACAACTTGATCTGGCTGAGATAAGAATATTTGATGGCGTAGGTGCTGAGATGTTCGCCAAACATGCATTTGAATTCGCTGACAAACTGATCAGGGAAAAGACTGATGGAAGATGTTTCGTGGACAGTGTGGAATGTATGGAACACGGAGCCAACAGTGCCATCTACCGAAAAGAATAACTTTATACATGATATGGTGAGGGTAGGTCTTGTAGACAAGGCCTACTACTTCCAGATCTACGACACTCCGTTGGGACACAGGTGGTTGGAAGCCCTCAAAGACAATCTCAAACAAAAAAGAGTGTTGGAGAAGAATTTCTGTTTCCTTGGCTTCGCTGATTCGAAGAGGGACCTACGGTACCTTTGTAGAGAGCTGAACAAAAGTGTCGAAAAGATAAATTCTTTCGCTTTCAACCCGCCATATGAAAAGATACATCCATTCAAGTCCGACGACTTTCAATACAGTTCAAACTTGCCCATAGGAAAATGGGATGATGGGGATATATCAAAAACACTAGGTAAGAGATTGAAACACGAGGCCTGCAACCTGTTACACAGGTATTTTGAAGAACTGCAAGGCACTGCATGGCAAATGTCAGAATATTATAAACAAGCAGATGTGGAGACAAAATACGCGATCAGGCAACTAAACAACATCTGTCATGAGATAGAAAGTTGGGTCAATGCTGACAGGAAGAAGGCCTTCGAGCCGGAATGGATGAGACCATCACAGATAACAACTTTCCTAAATGCACCAAGATTTGATCTACATGAAGAAGATTTTGAACTTTTCAAAAAAAATAGATACGATCGTGAGCTAGGGGGAGTATATCTACATTGGAGTCAGGTGGGTAAGACACTTTATGAGGTGTTCCGAGACGAACATGCTCCAAAAATGACCGACGCACTTTGCTCTGAAATAAATCATCAGAAATATTACTCAGGAGAGTTCGATGTAGAATGGGGACAGACAATAACTGAAAAGCAAGATTTCAAAAAAGAAGAAATGGATGACTACAGAAATTGGCTTAAGGAAAATAACTATGACTGGGAAGATCCCAAGTTGTCATTGGGTTACATCAAGGTAGGACAGATAGATATACAAAGAACATTTGGAACTAATGCTACGATACACGACATACACGAAACTATGAATAGTAATTTAGACATAACAAGTATTAAAACAATAACAGGTCCGTCTGTTGAAACGGATTATCCCTACACACTTGACAGTGATAACTGGAAGCATATACAGATGGAAGGGTTGAAAAGAGGGTATGAATCACGTAGTGTGCGTTAAGTGGGGTAACAAGTACCCATCCAATTACGCGAATGTTCTCAAAAGCATGGTCAAACGTCATACCACAGTGCCTTACCAATTTCATTGCCTTACAGACGACCCGAACGGATTAGAGCCAGAAATAAATGTAATTAAACTGCCAACAGACCCATGGATCAAATCTTGGTGGAGCAAACTTTGGATGTTCGCACCTGAGATTCCGTTAAAAGGTAACATTCTGTTCTTCGATCTTGATGTAGTAATATTTGACAACATAGATCTACTCTTCTCACACCCGGGCAAGTTCAACATTATAAGAGATTTCAACAGGTGCAGGGTCAAGGACTGGAAGTTATCTAACAGCAGTTGTATGCGGTGGGAGGCGGGCACGATGGATTACCTGTGGAACGAGTTCAAGGACAGGTCAGCACAGATAATGCAACAGAACCATGGAGACCAGGACTGGATAACCAAGAGGGCCAAAGATGACATCACATGGTTCCCAGACGAATGGATAAGATCATACAAGTGGGAGATGATAGGTCTCAAGGATACGAAACTACTGACCAAGGATGGCAAAAAGTTTTTCAGGAAACCCGTTGACATCAATCCAGGAAATAAAGTGGCAGTGTTCCATGGATCACCGAATCCCATGGAGTGTGCGGACCAATGGGTCATAGACAATTGGAAATGATTTTTGAGAACAAACATAACTGGCCACTGCAACACTGGCATATAGAACTTTGTTCAAAGTGCAGTCTCAAATGTCCGAGATGCAGTAGGCAGGAAGTCCCGCAAGGATTGACAAACAAAGATCTTTCATTGCAATGGTTCAAAGATAATTTCACTGGGAAACTTTTGACTGATGTAAAGAAATTAACATTTTGCGGAGACGATGGAGATCCAATATATGCAAAGGATTTGCTTAAAATCCTATCATGGTTTAGAGAAAAGAACAGCAATGTACAATTTGTTATTGTCACCAACGGCTCATACAAAACAAAAGCATGGTGGGAGGAACTAGATGGCATACTAAACGCAAAAGATCATATACATTTCTCTTTAGACGGCTGGGATCAAGAATCAAATAACATTTACAGAGTAAACTGTGATTGGGAATCCATCATGATGGGTGTGAACACCCTTAGGAATACAAAAGCATTCAAAACATGGGCCGCTATCGCTTTCAAATTCAACGAGGACAAAATCGATCACATGAAGGATAGTGCTAAAAAGTTGAACTTCGACAATTTTCAATTAACACTGAGCACCAAATTTAACAAAAACTATCCAAGTTATCCTATAAATGATACACTACAGCCTAGTGACAGATACATTGCAACAGGAAGGTTCACTAGATCAAAAACTGCATTGACCGGGAAAAAATGGGTTGATGAATGTCTTGAAATACACACAAAAAAGTTTTACAATGTAAACACAGAGAAGAAATCAATTATTCCCTTATGCATGATTGGAAATAAAGGACTGTATATCAACGCCAAAGGAGAATTCAAACCATGTTGTTGGACAGGCCTAAGGTATGAACATAACAAAAATATATTTGCTTACATTGATTTTAATGAAAAATTAACAACGGTTTTGGACAATAACAAATGGTCAGAATTTTTTAGTGACATGTCCTCGGTAAAGGAATGCGGTGAAAAATGTTCTGTGAAAAAATGGACTTTAGAACATGCAACAAACTGGTAGAAAATATGGCGATGTAAAAGTCAAAAGAAACAATCCTAGTTTGGATGAAGTACCTGACGATTGTGGATACATGCAACGGTTCGAGTACAACGTAGACATGAACAGCAACGGCATCATGAGTGAGTGCATAGACTGGTGCCAGGAAAATTGTGAAGGCAAGTGGGGTTGGTGGTTCGAGCCAGCGGGCGAGATAGAGAATCCCAAGAACCACTGGGAGCATCAAAACGCATACATGAGTTTCGAGAAGAAACTGGACGCGACCAGATTCTGGATGAGTGTGGGAATACAAAACAGTGGCAGGAGAGAAGCATAATTACTAGTATGAAACCATTTGAAATAACAAACAGTGCAAAAGCACAGATAGAGAGATTACTCGAGAAGAACACAGGCAAGTATGCCGTTAGCCTAGCGGTGCTGGGCGGTGGCTGTGCAGGATTCAAGTACGAATGGGGATTCGCCGACACCAAGGAAAATGTCGCTGAAGGCGACCACGTGGAAGACTGGGGCACGGGCAGGTTCGTGGTAGATGAGACCTCATTGTTGTATGTCATGGGCACCAAGATCGACTGGGTGGAGGAGACCTTTGGATCACAGTTCGAGATATCCAATCCCAACAGTTCAAGCTCTTGTGGTTGTGGAGAATCATTTGGCATCTAATGGATACCGCTTTCATAATAGGCAACGGTGAATCAAGAAACATCTTCCCAATAGATAACCTAAAAGGACACGGTGTGATATATGGTTGCAACGCCATATACCGAGATCATCCCATGCTGTGTGATCACATTGTGGCCGTGAACCCTCCCATGTACGAGGAACTGGCCCAGTGGCACAACAATGGCAAGGAGTCTTCCCAAATACACGGCATAGAGGACATCAGCAAGTGGAACTACATCTGCGAGGGCGATCACGAGCACCACATACCCGAGGGACTCAAGATTTATAGGGTATGGAGGGGAGGTGATGTCAAGAAGGGTGGCAAAATAAAAACTAACGACTTCTCCAAAGCGAGAGGATCAGGTTGTAGTGCGGTGTTGATGGCCGCGGAGTCAGGCATCAAGAACATCGTCATAATGGCGTTTGACATAATGGGTGCCCAACAATGGGAGATGGACACGCCCAGCAGACTTCAGAATAACATCTACAAGAACAGTATCAACTACCCAGACAGGGCCAGCATGAAGGCCTACCTCAAGTACGAATGGATGTATCAACTTAGGCAGACTTTCAGGAAGTTTCCTGGAACAAATTTCTATTTCATCAACAGGAAAGAATACCTGGAGGGCAATCCTTTCCTGCGTTGGTACTTCGACCAACCCAACATCAAGTGTGGCATATACGCTGACCTGCAGAGATGGATCACGGGATCACGTGATGACATACGTTGGAAACAGTTATAGGGTCTTGGTACTGCTGGCGTCCAACTGATAAACCCGACGCATCTTGACACCCACTGATTGGGCGAACTTCTTGGAATCACATTTACTACACACGTGTTTGTAGTCGTTTGACGCACGTTCAGGATCCACCTTGCTCTTGGGCCTCATGAATGTCTCAGAACATGAATCACACTTGAAAACATAGATCAGGTTCTTCCTGTGGTAGTTGTGCATGGTACCCAGTTTGCTCTCCCTCTTGTACAACTTCATCGTCTTTAGGGTTTCTATGAACATATTCGTATTTAATAAATACGATTATTAGATTATGGCAAGATTAACGATAGACACAGGAACAGCAGGAAATCCAGCGACGGGCGATACTTTACGTACCGCTATGACCAAGGTCAACAGCAATTTCGCTGAGTTGGCCGGTGAACTACAGATGTCGGGCAACACCCTTTTGAGTGCTGACACAAACGGAAACATCATATTGGATCCAAACGGCACAGGACAGGTACAGATAGAAGCAGACAGGCTTGTGATCAAGACCACGAAAACGGCGACTGCCGTGGGAAACACGGGTGACGTGGCTGGTTCAATCAGTTGGGACGCAACAAATTTATATGTATGCACTGCGAACTATGATGGTTCAACAGTGATATGGAAAAAGATCACACTAGCGAGTATCTAACATGGCCCAGGAAGTAATCAACATCGGTGCAATAGCAGATGATGGCACAGGTGATACCATAAGGCGTGCGGGCATAAAGATCAACAACAACTTCACGGAGTTGTACGCTGATCCGTTGGTGGCCACCACGCTGGGCTTCAATCAGAACGAGATCAGTTCAACCGAGTCCAACGCGGACATAGTGTTGAAACCATCTGGTACTGGTGCTGTGCTTTTCCCCGCGATAAGGATCAACGACAACAACATCGAGGGCACAAGATCCAATGATGACTTGAAATTCATACCAAACGGGTCGGGACAGTTGGTCATAGACGGCACAGGATTTTCAGGCACATCGATCACGGCCAGTGACTCCGCAACGATAAACATCAATGAAAATTTAATAGTGGACGGTGATCTCACAACCACCGGAAACGTAATGATATCCAGCACCATGAGTGCTCAGTCAGGATCCACTATAGGTAACCTGACACTGGCCAATGGATCCATAACGGACTCATCCGGTGGCATCAGTTTCGGTGACGAGAACATCACCACAACGGGCACCGTGACTGCCGCAACAGGATCATCTTTCGGAAACCTAACTTTGGCCAATGGATCGATCACCGACTCATCTGGAGACATCAGTTTCGGCAACGAGAATATAACCACCACGGGGAATTTCAATGCAGGAGCAACAACATTAGGTAGTGCCACAGTGTCCGGTGCATCTTCATTTGCCGGAACGACCACGGTAGACAACCTCACGTTCAATGACAACATAATAGGAACCAGTTCCAATGCTGACCTTAACCTCACACCAGGTGGCACGGGAGTGGTCAACGTCAGTAATCTCACCATAGACTCCAGCATCAACCTCACGGACAACGTGATCAAGGTCACCAGATCCAATGACGACCTGGTGCTGTCAGGCAATGGCACGGGCTCCACACAGATTTCAAACATCGATCTAGATTCAGGCACCATTGACGACACAGTGATAGGCGCCGCCACACCGGCCGCTGGAACCTTCACCACGGTGTCCTTTACAAACACGGAGATCAACGCTGGCCAGCTCAACATCAAGGACAACCAGATCACGGTCAACACCACCAACGCTAACCTCGAGATCAGTGCCAGTGGATCAGGCAACGTCCTGATAAACGGTTTCAGTTTCCCAAACTCATATGCGGCGGGACAATTCATAAAGACGGATGCATCTAAGAATCTCTCACTGGTCACCTTCCCAATTCTGTACGTGGAATCAAACATCGCGGACGGCACGGTCACCATAACAGGTGACTCCTCTACACAGACCATAGATTCATTCAGTGCGTCAACACACAGGAGCGTGAAATATTTGATACAGATGTCGGACAGCACGGCGGACAGGTACGCATTGGTGGAGGCCAACGTCACACACGACGGGACCAACGCCTACATCAGTTCTTTTGCACGTGTAGGCAACGGTCAGGGAGATGGATCAACGGCGTATGAGTCAATAGTGTTGAGTGCGGACATATCGGGCGGCAACGTTAGGTTGCTAGGAACAGTAAATAACACTAACAACCAAGTAATAAAATTCGTGAAAAGGGTGATAAAAGTATAACATGGCACAACAGACTTTAAATGTAGGAACAAACGCAAACGACGGAACGGGTGATACTCTGAGATCCGCCATGCAGAAAGTGAACGACATGTTCACGGAACTGTACCTATCTCCACTCACAGGTGGTGACCTTGATTTCAGTGGGAACGAGATATCCGCCACAAGATCAAACGAGGATCTGGTGTTCTCACCTGCAGGAACTGGTGGCGTGGCATTCCCAGCCATAAGGATAAATGACAACAACATCGAGGGCACGAGATCAAATGAAAATATAAATTTACTGCCTAATGGCACTGGATCTGTCGTGTTCGGTGCAATTAAGATAAAAGGCACTAGCCTATCATCCGATGACTCAACAGCGATAAACATCAACGACAATTTGATCGTGGACGGAACTGCTAGTGTCACGGGCACGGCCACAGTGGGAACGTTGAATGCCAGCACAGGATCCACTATAGGTAACCTGACACTGGCCAATGGATCCATAACGGACTCATCCGGTGACATCAGTTTCGGCGACGAGAACATCACCACAACGGGCACCGTGACTGCCGCAACAGGATCAACGATTGGGAACCTGACACTGGCCAATGGATCCATAACGGATTCATCTGGAGACATCAGTTTCGGCAACGAGAACATAACCACAACGGGAACACTGGACGTGACTGGACTCACAACGCTTTCAACTTTGTCTGTCACAGGAACCACGAGCCTGGTGGGCACGACCACCATAGACAACATCACTTTCAACGACAATGTCATAGCAACCAGTTCAAACGCTGACCTGAACCTCACACCGGGAGGCACCGGTACAGTGAACATCAGCAACCTTACCATAGACTCTAACATCACTATAACCGACAACAACATTACAACAACGCAATCAAACTCAGACCTAGTGCTTTCAGCGAGCGGAACAGGATCAGTAGTGATGGCCAAGGCGGACATCAACAGTGGTGCCATCGACAACACCGTGATAGGTGCAACCACGCCGGTGGCGGCAACATTCACAACATTGGCAACCACCAGTGGAATGACCATCGATGGTGTGACCATTACAGACAACACGATTTCGTCAAATGCCTCCAACGCCGACCTGGAACTTTCAGGAAACGGCACAGGAACGGTGTCCATCAGCGGTTTCAGTTTCCCAACGTCAGACGGTTCAGCGGACCAAGTGCTTAAGACGGACGGTGCTGGCAACATAGGATTCGTGACCATTGCAAGTCCATCCACATTGAACCACTCAGAGATCGGTGACAACAGTACAACTGTGGCCACATCTGCCACTACCGTCATAGACAGTTGGTCTAGTGCTTCGTACAGGAGCGCCAAGTACTACATCTCCATATCAGACGCCACCAACAGCAGGTTCGAGATGGTGGAAGCCACGCTGGTACACGGCCCAAGTGCTGACAGCACCACGGAGGCCTACGTTACCGTGTTTGGAAACACGGGATCTTACACCGATCCACTTTGCACATTCACGGCGGACATCGATGATGGCAACGTCAGGTTATTGGCAACCAACATCACCAACGACAGCACCGTGTTCAAATTACAGAGAGTCATAATAGACCTATAATAATTACATTAGGTTTATAGAATTTACAATAAATACCCATAACAAAAAGGTAACAAAAAGGATTAATATAAAGTATGGCTAGACAGAACATCAACATCGGATCAAGTGCAAACGACGGCACGGGTGATCCGCTAAGAACAGCATTTGACAAGATCAACGACAACTTCGTGGAACTTTACGGTACGGACAACGACATCAACACCCTGGACGCGAACCTGGATGTAAGCACTTTCGCTATCACAACAGGTGTCACTAACGGTGACATAACTGTCACACCAAATGGCACAGGTAGCATCAAACTGGGTGCAATGAAATTCGTTGGCACAACAATGAGTTCTGACGATTCAACACAGATCACAATAGCAGAAAACATACAGACAACAGGAACTATGAATGTCACAGGTGCGGCCACTCTAGCAACGAGTTTGACACTAGCGACAGGTGCAACCGTCACAGGTATCTTGGACGAGGACAACCTGGGCACAGACAGTGCAACACAATTGGCCACACAACAGTCAATCAAGGCATACGTTGACGCACAGGTGACGGCACAGGATCTGGATTTTGCCTGTGATGATTCGACAACTTTATCAATAGACCTAGATTCAGAGAGTTTACAGTTCTCAGGTGGTACGGGTATCACCACAGCAGGTACAAGCAACACTGTGACCATCGCAATTGACGGAACAGTGGCAACACTGACTGGTTCACAGACCTTGACGAACAAGGTTCTGACTGCACCAACTATTAACGCGGCCACAATGACAGGCACGGTCACAGTTGACAGTATTCAAATGGAGTACAACACCATCACAACCAATGCCTCGAACGCCGACCTAGAACTAGATGCTTCGGGCACAGGAAGTGTGAGATTGATTGCACCCACAACAGCAGTCTCTACGCTGACCACAGCAGACATCACCACGACAGGAACACACACCATCACGGGTCAACTGGATGCAGAGGGTGTGAGGATCAAGGACAACACTGTGACAACATTGGCTTCAAATGCCAATCTTGAATTGAGTGCCAACGGTTCAGGTGTGGTAGATGTGAAGAATGCAATGACCACTGTTGGACAGACTATTACAGGTGACGTTGCAATAACAGGTGCAATAGATGTTGACAACATAAAGATTGATGGAAACAACATTACTTCAACCAACACAAATGGTGGTATAAGTTTAGACCCCAACGGTTCAGGTAACATCAGCCTGACTGCAACCAACGTCATCGTAAATGGGGAATTGAACGTTGGCAAACAGACAGTTGGTAACACTCTGTTCATGATGAGAGGTTCAAAAATACAACCCAACGACACCAATGACGATATTGTTTTAGAATCAAACGGAACAGGTTCAGTGGTGCTTGATCAGGTTTCTGTAACCGACAACAAGATCACAACACATGTTTCAAACGCTGACTTGCAGTTAGACACGGACGGAACAGGGTACTTAGACATTAGGACCGACACACAGACGACTGTGGGATCGGCGGGAGGTGCCAATGCACTGCCGGCTACGCCAACAGGTTACATCAAGATCAAGATTGGTGGAACACTCAGGGTAATACCGTTCTACGATCAAGCGTAGTAATAAAAAACATAGTCTTTTAAAAGAGTAAATGAGAAAGCACAGTAACGGCCGTGGTAGGCATAAAACAGCTCATTCCGAGATCAAACGCTTGGAGGAGGCCATCCGACGTGAGCAAGACAAGATCACACGTGAGAACCTACTACAGCACCTGGAACACTGGATTCGTACACAGAATAATAGCCGGTAATCGCCAATAAATACCCGTGTAAGGAGTAAGATTAATGGCAACACCAGTGTGGTCTACCACTGCAGGTAAAATTGCAACCAT